CACTCAGCGACTAAAGCATGTACTTTAAATGTGTATTGTATTTTATTAATCCATAATGAAACTTTGAGGTACCCGTGGCCATCATCAGATGGCTTAAGGATTCGACCCGTTGTCATACGTCTAACGCTACCAGTATCACTTACTTCATAATCTGTATCTCTAAACTGTTTCCAGTCGATCATCTTCGTACCTTATGTTCTTAAAATAAATCTATATGTCACCATATAGTCCAGACTATATCATCATCCATTAAAGGATGTTGGGCATTTCGAGCAGACTTCTGCTCTACAGACTTCATCATCCGTTCTGGATGGTATGTCTTAGTCGTTGAACCTTCTAAGAGATTCCTCTCTAAGCTTGGCTGCTGATTGTCTCATAGAGATTTTCCAGCAATTAACCCAATTATTCGATATGCATTACTGCATAAAGCGTCTATTTAACTAAACGTTTCACCACTTTGTGGACCTATAAAACCACGCTCATAAATACGAGCACGATGATCGAGGAAGGGAACGTTGCTGAATGCAGCATCTTGTTTACGGAGCCACTCCATCGTTTTGAAACGCTCATAAGCATCCCCACGCTCTGCAATAAAATGTTTGAACTCGTTAAGATCATCATAATACTTTGCCTTACCCTTGTCATCTTTAAAATTCAACAAATTTTGAGTAAAATCATAGAAGTCTTTGTCAATTTTATATCGAGTCTTGCTAGCCCAATTCAAGGCCTGTGCCATATCCTTGTCAATAACATCTACAGGGAACTCAGAAAAAGAGCCAGTTGATGTCACAGGAATTCTGGAGTCTTCCCACCCTAAGAGACCGTTATCAATAAAGTACGTCTTATAACCAGGTCTTACAATTAGCTGTGGACCACTCAAAGATGGCACGCGCATTCCAACATCAATCTTTCTTTGCAGCTTGGAATATTCTTGAATCACCGGATCCGTGATCCTTACATTATATGCCATCGTGTCATAGTATGGTCCAAAATAGCTACCAGACATTCGACTCTTCATTCTACGCTTCTGAACCCCAAACGTTTCCAATTGAAATAAATCATTGTTACGTTTAAGGAGCGACATACCTAGCTCATACCATTCCCGTCGGTTGCCATTGTAGTTTGCTAGATTATGTAAGTCTCTACCAAGTCCAACAGCCAATTGATCGACATCAGGAGAATCTGCCAGAGCAAGCCTGTGTGCAAACTTCAAATAAAATTGTTGAATCTCACCCTCACCTAGCCTAGAACGAATCTTGTCAGGTATGCCTATGTCTAATGTAGATCGTAGCTTCCTAGCAATCTTTGGGGCGGTACTGTCTTCCCAAGTATTTCTAGCACGTATATTCTTGATAAGAGAGTCATGCAATTCTTTCAACTGCACATTACCTAGCACAGGATCAATATATACATCTTGTTTTAACTTTACAAGAACGTTTGTATCTTTCCGCAGTTGATTCTCCAGAAACTCTGAAGCATTCAATACATCATATTTGACTTGAGCAACAGAGGCACCTTTAAACGAACCCCAAACTTGACCATCTCTGCGTTGTCTTTCAAACACAGTTCTCAAGTTGTCAACAACGACAGCACGCTCGTTAGAGCTCATCTTGCTCTCAAGACTATCACTTACGCGTTTTATTAACGCCTTATCAGCAGTTTTCAAATCCTCAGATGAATCAACCAACTTTAATTTATTGGTTAGTAGTGACGGATTTGGAAGATATCTTCGATTGTCTTCATATCGTCCAGTTACGGGATTAAATACCAGATTCTGTTCAGATGGTGGACTGTTTATCACTCGATCTTTATTCGCTTTTTTACTAGAGATCAATTGACCACGGTAGTTTGTGAGACTCAATAAACCATCAGCTTCTCTAGATTGCAACTCGTAAAAATCAATAAGATTCTTTTCAAGAGAAGGATCACTATAAAAATCATCCACACGAGACGCACCTAAGTTTAGCTGAGCGAGTTTCTGCTTTGCATTGGCTAATCTCTTAGTATCACCTGGCAAAGTTGAATCACTTAGCTGTCTCACCTCAGCAAGACTGGCAAAATCACCGTCTTCTAAAATAAACCGATCCAATGAGATAGCTTTGCTATTAAATAGTGCAACTCTTTCATCAGTTTTCAAGTGGCGCTTCTGTATCTCAACAGGTTGTCGTCTGAGCCATTCATCATAAGACTCGCGCATTGGAGTCTGTCCATCGTAGAAGGCTCTTTGCTTACTAGAAAGTTTTGCTAAGTTTTGTTTTCTTACTTGAACTACACCTTCTAACTTTGAAACATCTTCCCACTTCTTGATTATCGGTGTAGTTACAGAGCGACATCTGAAGTGAGCAGGAGGCAGCATATCTCGCTGATCTACAGTGTATATCTTACCATCTCTAGCCTTACAAATATCGCTTGTCCTTGAATCAAGCACAGCAATATATTGCCAACCTTCAAGCACCTCTTTATTCGCCACAAAGACTGCGTGGTCTGCTTGAGCATGCACACTGGTCATTGCTGTTATCACTAAAGATTGGGAGCTATTTCTAGAAATCTTATGAACATTCCCACGTCTAATTTCAAGAGCAATCTGCTCCATATCAAGACCTTCCGAGATACCTCTTCTTATTATCTGCTCTAGACGACGCTTCTCTGCTACATTCAAACCCACCCATCCAGCAGCAAGGGTCATGTTATTGTAGATCGGTGTTTTTAGCACTAACTCTTCAGCTACCCGCTTCTTAGGGCGATTGGTTCTCCAGATACGGCCTACATTTGCGTCTAAAGCTTGAAACAAGAAAGAAACTTCGTCAAGTGCATACTCAATGAGATTCTTTTTACTATTCTGATAGAGCTCGTTATACGTAGCATCGAGCTCTTCTTTCAATAACTTCTTTTGATTTTTTAATGAACTGTTTAATACGATTTCCTTTGTACGTACCTCATGCTCACTAAGCAGGGTGTTTAGGTTAGACATCAGACCATCCTCGTAACGGCGCAGCAATGCTGCACGTTCTGTCAAGGTGTCTGATATCTGAGTATTTACATTCATACAGGTTCAGTTACATTTGTGTTAGTTGTTGGATCATTTGGTGTGAAATCAGAGTCATCATAAGCTGCATCTAACACATCATTTTTCTTCAATAGCTCTAACCAAACATCTCTAGGCAAGTGGCCATTTTCATACCATTCAGTTGCAAGACGTAGCCATCCTTCACCCAACACATACTCATCAAAATCATTCGATAGTCGTAATTCTATTGTGAACTTGTCATTAAAGTGCCAAGAGACTAATTCAGAGAATACTTGAGATAATGTAGAAGACATCTTTGCAGACAGCGAGCTAATGGTAGCAGTTTGAGGAGAATCTTGCAAGCGTCTTGCGTACCCTGACTCATTTGCAACAGTCTTTGCCAGCATTCTAATACCCAATCGAGCAATCTCTTCGATATTGCTGGCGATAGCTCTATCCATATCTTGTAAAGCATCTGTTGGCGAACGTAAGACGTCAATACGAGCGTCCGAAGGTAAATGTAACCACGAACCTAGACCAGCTTGAACAATTTTATTGAAATCTGTATCAGGAATATCTGCAAATACTACAGGAGTAAAAGCCGCTGCTGTGAATAACACATGATTTCTTCTGGTCAGCTTATTGTAAAGTACAGCCTCTTTCTCAATGATGGTCTCCAATACTGGACGCCCTTCTTTAAGCTTGCCATTAACAGGCCAGAAAGGTAAGTAATTTAAGTACTCCCCATTAGCCTTCGGAAATTGTGTGATAATCTCTGGGCTATCTTTTTTAAAGATACGTACTTGGTACCTTCCATCTACAATTTCATGTAGCCAGATTGTAGGTATCTCTTCAGGCTCATGCTCATTCTCTGAATAATCCTCAGTAACACCTAAGATATATACAGCAGTTAATACCTCTTTTCCAAAGCGATCTTTATCTATTCGGTAATTGATAACTTCTTCTGCAGTCCACAGGATAGGATATGGACGTACTCTAGCTCTGTCATCGATACTCATATTGATGAATTCTTGCTCAGGCACGTTTGGATAATTAATTGATATCCAACCACGAGAAGTCT